TTCCCTTGCTCAGATAATTTTTTTCTTGCTTCCCATGCGTTAATTCCGACATAGAGCCAAAAAAACCCCATGTCTTTGTTTAGTGTCTTGGAATACGGAGGGCTTGTTTTTCTTTTAGCTATATCACTCATGACCCGCCACGCTTGCCGTCACGCGCCAACTTTTCAATAAGTGCAAGTCTCACATATTCGCTAGAATTAAGACCTATTTTTTGCGCCTCCACGTCTATTTTATCGGCAAAGTTACGCTGAACCCTCGCCCTCAATGTCGTGTCTTTTTTTAATGCATGTGACATTTTAATATCCTGTTGTGTTACAATGGAGCTACATAATAACACAAATAATTCAATATTAAAATATAATGAAACCACGCACACAAAAACCAAGCTTAAGAGAAACCATTGCAAAAAACCGTGCTGATCTAACAGGTATGGCGCGTTTATTCGGTAATAAGCCGCCAGTATTTAGCGAACTATCAACCGACAAGCCAAAGCGAACCAGAACCGTGAAACCAAAAGACCCCAACGCGCCGCCAACGCTATCTGAGTCCGATATTCAAAAAACTATTATGGCGTATTTACGCGCTCACCCAAGCGTAGGCATAGTAATCCGCATAAACTCCGGTGTCATGGAGCAAGATAGACGATACACGGCATTTAATAGCCAAAAGGGAATGAGCGATATTATGGGCGTTATGAAGACAGGAAAGGCGTTTTTTATTGAAGTAAAAAGTAAGACAGGTAAGCCCACGCAAGCTCAGGACGATTTTTTAGCAAAAGCGTTATTAGCAAATGCGTATGCAGGGATCGCCAGAAGCATTGAAGACATCGATAAAATTCTAGGGTTTAATTAGCAGATTTACGCGCCGGAAGCTCAAGATTTAGAAAGTTTTAACCAATAAAAAACCCGCTACCGTTGCCAGTTACGGGTTTTATTTTATTAGCGACTTAGTATAACTAAAGCAGAAAATATTATTGAAAATGCCCATGCAACCCAAAACCAAAGCCTCCAGCCATCTCTATTGCTTTCCATTGATTGTAGTTGACACTCTAATCTTCTAATATTACTAAGCTTTCTATCTCTATCATCGCGCACCGATTCAAGCTCTTTGGTTAGTCTTGCAATCTGTCCGTGCAATGTTTCAAAAATATCAACATCATAAACAAATTTATTGCCACACAACTTATCGAAAATCCAGTTTTTAATATTCATAATTGCACCTGTTTAGTAAATTTCATTCGTAGATCATTATCATAGACTCTCATTCTGTAATTATCGCTTACTCTACTCACTATAATTAAACCATCTTGCTCATAATTTCCCTCGTATTTTGCCAAGCTCCATCCATAATCAGGATTGCCATCAAATACCTCAACCACATCACCATCCTTAGCCCGCTCTAAATCAAAAGGTAGTGCGGAGGATGTTTTGCGATACACGCTGTCAAGAGTCGATACTTCAAATTCACTTAAGACGTGTGCATTGTCATCAAAAACAACATCGCGCACTTCATAAAAACCTCCAAAAGCATCATCATAAGCCACGCTACCTGACCACATCAAATACGCATTATCGCCATATACTTTAATATCGTGGGCGAGTAATTCGGGCAGTGGTTTTAGTCTGGCGAATGCCGTAATCAATTGACTATTATTTGTCGAGCTAATCCAAAATTTAGGTGCCGTCTCTACCTCAAACCGCTCAAACGCCAAATCACCAAACTCCTCAATCGCCGCTTTTACATCATCTTCGATATTGCTCATAAATCACCCCTGAAAAATATAACCAACTGAGACGTTATTAGCCTCAGCTTCCGTTTTTAGCATTACAGAAGTCTCTGATTCTCTGCCGTAGCAATTATATTTGACATCGACAAACCAATATTTTGGCGGGTCGATCTGATACGGACTACTTAATACCACTGTAACTTCACAATCTAATAAATTCATAAATCACCATCCCACCCTATCCAAACAATAAATACAATCATGATTAGAAAAAACTCATAAACGTGCACCATACTATCCATTTTTCACCACCTTATATTGTTTAATCCATTGTGCCGCAGTCAACGGCTTACATGAAATTTCATTCGTTGCAGAAGCGTAAAAGGCGTTCAGCATATCTTCGTCAGTCCATTGGTTTTTATTTTTCAAAATCCTAACAATATTGTCACATCCTAATTTCAGTGATATGCCATCGTGCGTAAATGACTCGTAAGCACAAGTGACTTCATCATCTTTATGCTTTGGCTTTGATGCCGTTATTAAAACATACTTATCAGGTCTACCCCCTGACCTTCGCATTGCTTCCACACTAATAACAGCCTTGATTTTTCCGCCTACTAACTCAACAGCATCACCGAATTCTAGTTGACTTAAATCAATCATTTTTCACCGCCTTGATGCTATGTGTTAGTAGAGGACACTCTGGGTGTCTTTCACTGTTATGCGCATAAATGTCAATTCTAACATCTATCAACAGAACGCACGCCCATGTCGATGCTCTCTTGCCCTCGAACGGACAGTCATGACACCCGTTCGATACAATTACTTTTTCTGGTAATTCAGTCATCACAGCCCGCCATCTTTAGTTAGTTTAATTAGATACTCCTCATCAATGCCTTTTTCTCCATAAAGCTCAATTAAGACAGCGATGTATTTTGATGGCAAGTAAGCCCGTCCACTCTTTATCTGACTAACAAAACTAGGCTTTAGCCCAAGCTTGCCAGCCATTTTAATTCCCGTATCCAGCACAAAAAGCTTCCGCCCGTGCCGCTCAAGTTTTTTGTGATTCATTTTTTTTACTCATGTTGTTAAGGATGTGCTATATTATCACATCACAAAAACATTTACTAAATTATTTAGTAAAAAAAATTGTTGACTCAATGCAAAAACAAGTTTACTATTAGCCATACTTTTTAAAAACCAATAACAAAACAGGTGCAATCATGACAACATTAAAAACTGGCTATTATCAAGCTGACACTGCAAACGGAATTACATTTATCGGAGATATTTTGGAAGACGCTGAACAGGATGTGTTGCCAGCGGGATTATTTGCAGAGTCACTGGAAGATTTAGAAGATAGTGAAATTATTGTTGCTTTTTTCGACGTGGAAACATTCGGTATTTTAGAAAACATCGAAAAACATTATTCAATCAATTAAAACGCTAAGCGGTCGGCGATTAGACCGCAATAATCTGGAGTTACTAAAATGGCAAAAGCCAATCGCATGGGTAATAAACAAAAACACGGCTCAACCCGTAAAAATTACTTTTTGACTCGCTCTCGTACAATGAAGCAAGGTTCAAAAGGTGAAAGACGATTTATTGACTCACTAGAACGCAATAAAAAATAGTAGACAGCCCACTGGGAACGGTGGGCATTTTTTACAACTGGAGAAGGTTATGAAAAACCAAAGAAAACAAAACCGCCTAAGCTGTCATGAGGCGATAAAATCAGGTCTTAGTTTTTGGCTAAGTCATTTAATGAATGTCGGTGAATGGGGGGCGGATGTCATGAAAGAACTAATCAAAGCAGTCAAAGAAATGCTTGAGTTTGACTTGCACTTATGCGCAATTGAAAGCGTTCAGCCATTCTACCATCGTGGTGCGCACAAATGAAAGAAACCTTATATTTTGTGCAGTTAGTAAGTGCCTTATCAGGTTTTACTTTTATTCTTCTCGGAGAAAATAACCTTGCTGAATTATCATTTATTATTGCTATTTTATTCGGTCAAATTGCAGGACATTTTAAATGAAAACACCAGCCCAAATCGCCGCAGATAAACGCCATAAACGGCTGTCACTGCCCACAAGCCGCACTAAGCCGCGTAGAAGTCAAAAGGATTAGGTTTATGATAATAAAGCTTACATACTTAAATAATGAACCTTGTCTAATTGATACAACATCCTTTAGAGCTTGGGTTTCTGGAAAGGAAACTTTGATAAGTTCGCCTGCATTCGGGACAGCACAAGCTATTAAAGAAACAATAGAAGAAATTGAGCAACAAATTAAGAAAGGAGGTATTTATGGAAAAAGTAATACTGAATTATTGCCACACTGAACCTACAACGATTGGCGATAAATTACCCGAAGGCGTGGTGCTAGAAATGACTGATCCACTTGATTCATGCTTAGGCTGTTATTTTTTTACTCACCCGCTTGAAAATTGCCCGAAAGAATGCGGGGCTCAATCAAGACGAATCTTATCGTGCGTCAATTGCAGAAACGTAATTTTTAAACAATTTGGAGAATAATAGATGAATACCCCTGATATGACAATTTTAAGAGAACGCATTTTAGCTGAAATTGAAGGAGTGCAAAATGGCACGGTATCAATCAATCAAGCTAAAGTAGTGAGTAACTTGGCTAACGGCGTGATTAATTCGTGGTTAGTTGAGATTGCCGCGACTAAAGCGAACCCTGATAATGTGCAAAAGGTGATTGAGAATGACTACATTGACAGCGAAGCCTTGTAAAAAATTAACAAAGCCGTGCAAGAAATGTGGGGGTGTCGATGCAACAAATAGGGGGGGCGAGTGTAAACAATGTGCAAATAATCGATATAAAGAATGGGTGAAAAATAATAGAGAAAGAAGTAATTTGTCTGCAAGAATATATAGATCAAAAAACACTGAAAAATTCAATCATTACAGAATAAAAAACATTGAATACCATAGAAAATATAATATAGAAAATCGTGAAAAAAGCACAGCATCTCGAAAAGAATGGGTAAAAAATAATCCATTTTCAAATGCTTGTGTAGTTGTTGCAATAAGATACTTAAAAACAGCAAGACTTTTTAATATAAAATCCGCAGATTTACCCGAAGAACTAATAGAAATAAAACGACTACAAATGCAATTGCACCACGCTATTAAGGCACGCCAACAATTGGAGATAGAACATGAAAGCAAGTAAAGTAGGTCAAGATTTTAACCACATCGGCACAAAATACCCGATGGCAATCAACACGCCGCCTTACCCTCGATGGATTGGATTGGTGTTTTGGTTCGGTGTCGCGGCTGCTTTTGCGGCGGTTATTTTTGGGTTTATTAATTTTTAAGGGGTATGTGATGACAGAGCAAGAAAAAAAAGAGCTGGAAGCATTTAATGAATGGTGTAATGAATATTTTTTTAAAATTCCGCTAGATGTAAAAGAAGCGGTGACGTGTGCATGGATGGCACGTGCAAGAATTGAATTAATTCAAAAACCTATTGACACCGATTCGCTTCAAGACCAGATCGCACAAGCCGAAGCCGATAAAGAGGCTTATCCTGAGTTTTGGTGGAAATTGTGGCAATGGGCAAACCATAATGAAAGCAAATGGTTTTCTATTACAGACGACCATAGTTTTAGCCCAGATTATGAATACCGCCAACACCCGCACCGCGAAAATATCATAAAATTTAATGCGTGCAGCGAGGAGGATAAAAAGCGTTGGCAATATACCGAAAACGGCTGCTCTATTTGGCATGATAATGGAGATGGCGAGCCATCATGGGTTGAATCAAGTAAGTATCGAATACGCCCACGCGCTTGCTTCATTATGCTGCAAGACGGTACAAAAATGGAGTTTCCTGAGCCAGTGCGCGAGGCTTTGAGTGAAAATCAAGTTTATTATTTTGCAGGCACTAATAATGTTACGGATAGTTTTTGGATCGGTAATTTATGGGATACAGGCAGATTAAACGCTGGTCTTATCCATCTAACCGAAGAAGCGGCAAAACAACACCTATCAGCCATGCAAGCCATGAATGCGCAGGTGGCGTTGTGAAAATCAAAATCGAAGAACTAACCGACAAACAACTTGACCATTTTTGTGCGATTGCGCAGGGGTGGAAGAAAGTGGAATATTATTTATATGACTACTGGGTGAAAGACGATATTTTTAAATATAATATTGGCGACTATCACCCAACAGCAAACGCCGTGCAGTGCGATGAAATTCAGGAACGTGAGAAAATAAGCGTTAATTTTGAGTTTGAAGGGTGCTGGAGTGCGGATAATTACAATATCGCCGATGACACTAGAGACTCTGCAACACACGGAGCAACCGCAAACCGCGCAATAATCGCCTGTTTTGTTAAAAGCAAGCTAGGTGAGGAGGTTAATTGTGAGACCAATTGAAACTGGAGATTGGGTGGTGTATAGAGCTAAAGACTTGGTAACGCTAGAGCCTGAGATTTTATTTTCCGAGGTCACGTCGGCGTGTATGTCGGAAATAGGAAACGCTCATTTAGTTATAAGAGTGATGCGCGGGGATATGGGGTTGTCTGAAAACGTCCTTGTTTCTAATGTAATAACAATCCGCAAGCCACGAAAAGGCGGTAAAGAGGCGCGGGATATTGTCGCAATGTTGTGCAAAGAATATCGAAGATTTTTAAACGACTCTCTAAGACCGCACTTAAAATTTAAAGCGGATTGTGTGGCAATAAGAGCAGTAAATAAAGAGCCCACATCGATACGGTACGTTTTGTACAGTTTGGCAAAATCAAAACTAGGAGCATTAAATGAGTAAAGAATGGCACGAAAATATCCCTGAAAATGGTCTATTAGCAACAAACCGTCATGGTGTGCTAGTTATCGTTAACAACAAAAAAGGAGATATAGTTATTTATAATAACAGCATAGAAACATATCCAGAAAATTTAACCCCGCTAACCTCCGATGAAATATGGAAGTTTATGCCTTGGCAGGATGTGAATAGTGCGCCGAGGGATGGAAGCGAGATTTTATTGTTATTTGAAAATGGAGTAATTGCTACAAATTGCGCTGATTATTCGTTCTGGACAGAGAAAAGAATTTTGTACCCGATTAAATGGATGCCACTACCAACAGATCATAACTAATATTAAACAAAAGCCGCTATCACTAGCGGCTTTTTATTGCCAAATATTAAGCGATTTTAGCTATATAATCATAATAAGCAGTGCGTTGAATATTGCCATTTGTCGCTGATACGCCCGCACTTGCTACTGTCACCGCTGGCGTGTCACTGGCGATAGTAATCGCCGCGCTGGCTGAATTTACCGTGATGCCTGTTGTTGCACTATCAACATCGCCTGAGCCTAGCCATACGCCAACCGCCGCTGTTGCCGAAAAAGAGCTTGACGGATCACCAACTGCTGCGTGCGGAATAGGATGCGCGTGACCGGGGTCTGTGATTGTGTGACTATGTGCTGCCGTTGAACTACCGGGGTGAGTATGAGCGGCTACTGTGCCGGTATGACCATGCGCCGGCACAATAGAATCATCTGAACCAGTCTGAGTAGCTCCTAAATGCGCGGCACTGGATACCGCTATTACCCTTCCCTCAATGTCTGCAACCTGTGTATTAGTTAGCTTTATCCAGTCTGTGTGCGCTGGAAGCCATAAAGCCAACGTTGTACCCATTAATTCAGGTATAAATGCCTGATAATAACCTTTAGGAAACGCCGCCCACTTAGCATCATTACTCGATGTGCTAGGATTTTTTAGCGTAAAAACATTGGTAGCAACATCATAAACCAAGTCTGTGTAGCGCGGTAATGAGCCGATGGCAATCGCGCCTCCGCCATTCGACACGATATTAGTTACTGACAAACCATTGACCATGATGTTTGGCGTAGTCGTTAAGTTTGTTAACGCACCCATATCGACAGTCAACATTAGCTTGTCGGTCAACGCATAAACCGCCGGACTCAAATTAACAACTAAAGCATCTTCTGTGCCAACATTAGCCGCTGTGTAACTGATATATGGCACAGCTAAATGGATGCTATCAAGTGCAGAATAAAAAACTGAAGTTATCGATGGAACCGACCCGCCGCCATCAACAACAACCTCAACAGTGGTTAAGTCCGTACCGCTGTTGTAAGTCGCGGTTTTAATCGTGCAATATTTAATTGCTTCGCTAGTTATTTTTAAGCGTCTGCCTTGACTAAAAATAACGTCCCACACACCGGCGATTGTAAAAGTAGTCGCACTTGTTTTTGTTGCCGCTGATAGCGTATCTACCCAAATAATAGTCGCGCCATCGACACCGGTGGTGCTTGCGGGGACAAGGGGAGGCAAGCCGATAAAATCCAGCTCATAGACTACATTACCGAGCGCGTCTTTTACAATCGCGTCATAGTCGTTCGTTACATCAAGCCAAATTGGGGCTATTGGGTAACCCTGCGAGTTAAAAACAACTGGATTGGTATTGGCAACATTGCCCGTGTGGTCTGCGTAAACCGCTGCGGGCGTGGTTGTTCCGGTTAGGTATATTGTGACTGATCCGCCGTTGTTTGGTAAGTCGTTTAGGTCGTTGTATTCGTTAAAAAATGGCGATAAAAATACGGTGGTCATTATTTATTTTCCTTTAATTTTGTCTGCTAAACTGGGTCTACGTTTCTTTTTATCATACTCATTAGCTAAAGCCGTTCCACCGATAATACTGGCTAATAGGTTTGCGCTATTACGTTTTAATGGATCAAAAGCTGCGTTTACGCTTCTTATTTGTGAAGGATCAAAAACAAATCCTGTTGTACCTAACATTGTATCTCTATTGCCGCTAATACTCTGACCACTATCAACAACATTATTAATTAGCATTGAGTTTTTCCCTTTTCCTCTTGCTTCATTTGCAAGGTCATCAGTAGACCATTCATCGCCTTTATATTTTATTCTGTTCCAGTTTTTGCCTTTAGCGTCTTTAACTGACTGCTTACCAAGGGTTAAAAAAGTTGGCATTATTTGACTACTCCCACCTCCATAGTTAGCATAAGTTTCTGACACCAAAGGATTATCGGAAAAAACAAAAGCTCCATCTTGGTCTGTTTTTCCTTTTGATTGTGGTCTGGTTTTTGCAGGGTCAAAAGCATCAAAATCCCTATTAGTGCCATGAAACCATTTTTTATCTATGTCAAACCCTAATGCTTTAGCTCTATCCATAGCTGTGTTGTTTTCTGGCAATCCTAAGCCGCCCATTTTTTTAGGTAATGCCGCGTTAATCCTCGCTATTTCATGCGCTTCATCGTATTGAGTTGACTTAATAACAGTCCCCAGCGTCCCACCCGCTGACCTAGGCGCGGCTGGCATAGCTCCCATATTCGCCAAGCCCGCCAAATTCAAAGCCGCTCCCGCTTGTTGGTCTCTTTGCAGATATGGGTCGCCGCCGTAGTCATCGCCGCCCGTACCTGCTGCCGTGTTTACTTGGTTTTGAAACCAATCAGCTCCACGCCCTGCGGCTTCAATCGGGTGCATTAATACGCTGGCTAATGTACTGTCATTCTCGCCAAAGTGCTGTCGCCTTAGTTTGTCGTATAAGGAAAACTGCTTGGTTTTTTCTATAGGTCTACCGACTAAATCAGCTAATGATGCCATTATTTATTGTCCTGTTTTTGGTGGGTTAGTCATCAAGCCGCGTAATGTTGCCCGTGCTGCTGTGTCGTTAAAGTTCTTATGACCTAAGCCGTAAGTTTTCATCAAATGCGCTGCATATTTAGGGTCAAGTTTTGCCTTTGCCAAAATATTTGCAACGCCAGTACTACTCATAGTTCGAGAATTAATCAAACCGCGCGGCATGACAGCCGAAGCTAAGCCGCCCGCTGCTTTGCCAATAAGGTTAGACGCTTTATTATTCCCAATTATCGCCTCCATAATGTCTTGAGCAACCACATCACGAATGTTTAAATTCTGTGCGGTATTACTGCCCACCATTGCGCCTGCTTGGTCGCGTGATTCTAAAGCCGCATGTTGTTGCGCTTTTTCAAACATTCGCCGCTGTACAGGGCTAAGCTGTGCCATTAGCTTAGGGTCTTTTGTGACAGTCTTTAATTTACTGCCAGTAAGCGAATAAAGCTCTTCCTGTCCCGCTGGCGTATTGGCTACTTTTGGCACAGTTGCAGACTTAGCAGTGATGATTTTATCGGCTAAAGACCGCTGCTCTATTCTTCCTAATCCTTTTGCTTGTTCTTGCAAAAATTGCTTAAACTCTGGTTCGGTTGCGGTCATCGTATTAGCTAAAGCGGACTTAACGCTCTCAAGTGCTGTTTTCGCCTTCTGCACGCTTAGCGCGTCAATATCTCTAACATCGGTAGAACTCAATAACTCATCAATCCATTGTTTAAAATTGTATGTTTCATCAAAACCCGCCGCGCCACCCGTTGGCATACTGGATTTTAACTTCTCAATACCTGCCACAATCGACGGGTTTCCTTTATTTTTTAGTAGAGCCGATTCGATTGCGGATTCAACAGGTGTTAAATCAACGGGTAAATCGCGGGTGCGCATAGGCTTACTAATCGTGTCTACCTTGTTCCATAGCTTTTGTTCTGCTAGTGTTTTAGCATCGCCTTTGATCGATGCCCGTTTTGATAAGCCGCCAGCCGCCCCTTTTTCGAGATAATCTTTAACAGCTTTTGAGTTTTGAAACTGTCTATCGGCTAAAGAAACCGCTGTATCAGGATCTAGCCCTGCTTGCCGCAAAATACTAGACACGCCAGCATTACCCGCTATCTCTGAGCTGGTTGGCTGGTAGCCTTTAATCATTTTCCCCGTGATTGATGGCACAACACCGCTTTCAAGGTCTGCTATTACTTGCGGGGCTTGTTCACCTGCCGCACGGTTTAGCACCCTACCTGCCACGCCTTCATTGCTATTAATTAAGGCTCTACCGACCCGCGCACCTGTCCGACCTGCCATGTTAGCTATGCCAGCCAATCCACCACCTGCCACATTACCAGCAATATTAGCCGCCAATTGCACATTGTCACTTGCGCCCATTTCACGCGCACCTTCCTGTGCTGCGCCACCGCCGATGATACCCGCCGAAGCTGTAAAAGGGTTTGCGCCACCCATTGCCTTGCCAAAACCCTCAATAAGACCACCTGCTTTACCAAGCTTAGCCATAGCCGCCGTTGGAATTACAAAGCCGCCTAAGCCCTTGCTTATTTGCTGGTTCATAAGGTCGTCTTTAGTCGCTTTTGGCAAGCCGATATAATCAGCCAGTGATGTTCCGTATTGTTCAGTATTTGCCGTTCTGCCGCCATCATCACTCAAAAAATCAGGCAATGGAACCGCGCCTGTCATTGCAAGTAAAGGATTACTTAAGTCCATAGCCCCCGTTTTATCTTTAATATAATTCGGGATTATTTTCATAGTATTGTAGATACTTGCGGGTAATCCTACCGCACCTTCAAGTAATGACCGACCAGTTACGCCAGCACTGTGACCAATATCACCTGCGACAGTATTGCCCTCGGTGTATTCTGGCTGTGCTGGCTTAGATTTTTTAGCTGCAACAAATTCTTCTAAGGACGGTATTTTATTAGACGCTTCTGGTTGCGGTGATTGCATTTGTGGCTTGGATTTCTTTGCCGCAACAAAATCTTCAAGTGATGGAATATCACTAGCCCCACCTGCCCCACCACTATATCCGCTACCACCGCCATAATTATTCAAGGCTTGGTCTGCTATGCGTTGCCTTCTTGCATTATTTTTTTCATTCTTTCCTGCACGTTCAAAATGGTCACTAAACGCCGCCGCTGCCTCCCCTGCTGTACGGGTTTGCATTAGCTTTTCACGCGCCCTGCTCTCAGTTGTATTTAGCTCGTGATCGATAAAATCCATTTGCAAGCGTGGGTCATGAATGCTTGCGCCGTTCGCTTGTGCAAAACGATGTAGTTGTGTTTTCCGGCTACCTAGCCATTGAGCCAAGCCAAACGCACCACTGGTTTTGTTTACGATAGATGGGTTATTTCCAGATTCTTGTGTTAAATTTCCAGCGATACCAGCCGCTTGATGTGGCGCGTAACCCTTGCTAACAAAATAATCAACGATGCTATTATTGTCCATTATTTACCTCCAAAGTAGGTTTTAACGTAATCGTCATAGTCTTCTTGGCTTATATTGTCTGGTTTTGGCGGTGGTGTTTTGGGTGCTTGTTGCTGATTAAAGTTAGTTTGCTCACCATTCAAAACGCGATTCAATGTCTGCCGATGTAAACCCAACGTATTGTTAATAGTTTTTTCTCGTTCATCAAGCAGTGCAATCCCTTTGTCTAAAATGTCTTTATTGACTGTGCCAGTCGAATTGAGACTTGCTTGCGCATCTCGCACCCATTGCCCTTCCTTCTCGCTCATAGCTCCAAGCGTTGTACCACCTGCTTTTAATGCGCCGATGGCTTTTAAGCTGGCATTAGCATAGCCTTTCTGCAATGCGTTTAAATCCTCACCATGCCCCCATTTTTCTGGCAACATTTTACGCACACCCACGGCAATATCACTGCCGATAATAGAGCCTGTAGCTACTTTATCCTGTAAATCCTTTAGCCCTAAAAGCTCGTCTTTGGTGCTTTTTATACCCTGTAGAGCGTCGCTTGCATCACTTTCTAACTTATCATGCTTTTCTTGTAGCTGTGCAGCCTGATATTCGGTTAATGGTTTTCTTCCATTTGGCGAGTCACCTTGTTTAATTCTAGCAAGCTCTAAATCGCGCTGGTACTTTTCATTGTTAACAATATCGTCATGTTGATAATCGTAGCCTTTTAGCTGACGTTGTTGCTCATAATCGCGCTGGTCTGCTCGGTCTTTATACTCATTATTAAACTGCCCTAGCTGCATTTGATTTCTCAATATTGCATCTTGCTTAGCTGTTTGTAATTGCATTTCATTGGCTTGGGCTTCTGCTGGCGTTATCAAAGCATCAACCGCGCCTAGGTCAATATTAGTTCCAATTTTATAAGGAGGTGCGCCGGTGTTCTGCATGATTTTATCAAATCCGGTTGCATAAGTGGCGTTCGCTAATTGCTGATATTCTGGCGTATTTGGCTGAATCCCAGCCGCTTGCGCTTTCTTTTGCAATACAGTTTTAAATTCAGTCATCACTTCATTGTGTGCCTTGCGTTGGTGTTGTCCAAACTGCAAATCACCAAGTTTATTTTCCCGTGCGTTTTGGCTTTGCAATCTAGCCTCTTGTTGCTTAGCGAGTTGACCTTGTTGCTGTGCATTATTGATGTCTGTCCACTTAGCTACCGCGTCACTCAATGACTGCACGATAGGCTGTTGAACTGTTTGCATCGGTACATTTAAAGCCATTATCTAATCCTCTTTGCTGGAGTCCCGCCGCCATAGCTTGCGCCAATATCGCCGTTTAGACCAGTAGTTCCACTGGCTGCATATTTACCCGCCAAATCAGTTAAACTACTGCCGATTTGATTGCCGATACCGATTGCCATATTCGCCTGATTTTGACCTTGACCATACGCAATATTGCCGGTGTTATCGGCATAGTTTTGGCTTGATCCGCTGCCACTTTGTGCATATTGGGTATTCTGTTGGGCAATGTTTTGAGCGTTTTGCTGTGCGATATTACCCATATTTTGCGCTGCATTTGCGCCCGTGCCAGCGACACCCGCTAGTTTACTGTAAGCGTTGTTTTGATTATTGGTAAATCGATTATATTCGTTACCTAAAGCCGTTTGACCTTGGTTGTACACGTCACCTGTGTAGGCGCGTTCAGCCGCTAATCCTTGCTGTCCTTGGGTAAATTGGGTATTTTTTCGGTTTACAAAATTTTGGTAAGCTTGCTGAGACCTATCCCAATTTGACTGAAAACCTTGTGCAGCTTGCCCTTGTGCGTAATTATTCGCCTCTTTAATCGTTCTGCCCGACAACATGCCGCCACGCGCTGCCGCTGTGCGGTCAATCCCTTGTAAGCCTTGTTCAAGCTGAAATTTATAACCGGGTGTTGCCTGTAGCTCCTCTAGCGTATTCGCCATCGGACTATATCCAACATCTTTTTTATACTCGTCCATGCCGATATTATTATCGACCAAAGCTGGTACGCCTGTCATTTGGCTGTACTGCTCACGGCTTAGCTGATTGGGCGTTAAAGGCGTGTAACCTACGCTGTTTTGATAATCTTGCGCGTTAAAGTTTTCAGTCAGTGGGTTACTCAGATTGCCGTTAGCATCGGGAATTAACCCCATGCCTTGCTGTAACGCCGTGTTAGCCAATTCACCGCTTTGCGCATAAGGCGAGACATAACCCATTGCTTGGCGTGCTGCATTATCCAATAAAGGAATATTAGCGTCCCGCGCTTCTTTGGCGTATTGCTGCTGTTGCGCTAGGTTTTTGTCTTGCGAGTCTTGGGCTTTACCTGCTGCTTTGCTTTGCTTGTTGGCTGCATACATCTGGCTTCCGACAGTTGCCGCTGTACTTGCCACTGTAACCCCAACTGCTGTTATTGCTACTGTCATGTTAATAGCTCCTGTTGTGCTACAAAATCATTATAAAAATCTGGCATTTCAGCGATATGCGCTTCTGCGCCTTCAATCGTCTTTTCGTTGCAAGCGTGTACTGTTATCCATGTTGATTCTTCAATCACATAAACCGCTCTTTGAGTATGAGCTGGCGTGACAAAAAAAGCAGGTGCAATAATCGTTTCGCGCTCACCGTCTGGTTTGACAATCTCGCATACGCCGGTCACTACGGTTGTGATGTTTTCATGCTTGTGAACTGCGGTCATTACTAATGTATTAGACGGCATAGTGATAATCCGCCCATACAAGCCATCGGCAAATAAATGGGATAATTCCAAGGCGATTGGCTCTTGGTGCATTGCTGCCATGCCTAGATCGTAAAGATGGTTCTTAGTTATTTGTGTGCTCATAAATATAAAAACCTTGCTCTTAATACCATTGGCGTGTTTGCATTAGCAAAATAAATAGCTGCACATGTCGTTAATGTTGTTCCTGCTATTAAATAGTATAGTGTTTTTGATGTTAAAATAACCGGGTCTTTAGCAGATACTTTTCCAGCTACAACTAAAGAACCAGAAGCACAGTCTTGTCTTAAGTACCCACGTAAATTTGCATTAGAAGCTGAGCTATTGCTTGTTGATAACGCCATAAAAATGTTATTTTGAGTTTGTGCTGCATTTGATACTGATTGCGCAATCACATCAAAAGATAAATCCCATAGTCCAATCGGTACGGTTATCTGGCTGTTTGTTGTGCCTAGATTGTAATAAACGTTTTGTGTCGGCGTTGCTTGCGAAACTGTTGTGGCGTATGTAATTACCACATCCCATTTATTGTTATCCAGCGAAAAGCCAAACGGGGCTTTGTGATTGCTAAAATATGGCAGTGTGATCACCGCATTAGCAAGCGTGTAGTCTGTTCCACCATGAACAGTAATAATCGTTTTACCACCGCTATATGCACCCACACCTGTGACCACAAAATATTTAACCGTGGTCTGAGTTAGCTTTATGCGATAACCGAGACCAATAAATCCAGTTACATCAGCGGCGATTGAAAACTGAAAAGTCGGGCTATCTGCGGTCTCGTAAGTGCAAGCCCCTAACGAAAACCAGCCGCTAATATCATAAGAGCCGTTGTATGTTGGGCTAGTTAATGGCAAGGAGATACCATTGGTTAGGTTTACCGCGCTCGGTGTTCCCGTTGAGCCCGTCAAGCTTGTGACATTACCCGCTGTTAAGTCGGGAGCTGTGCCTGTTAAATTTCCGCCAAGTGTCAAATTACCGCTGGTTGTGACATTTCCCGACAGTGTTAGACCATTTACAGTTCCATTGCCCTGTACTTGCGTCACCGTGCCAGTGCCAGCAAGTCCGCCTGTGGTGCTAACGGTAATCTTGCCATCACTATCAATCGTTAGATATTGATTAATAACCAGCGGTACTGTCGCCATTACTTTGGCGGTCACGCCGTCCCATTGCTCAACGACGACCGATATTGTTGCGCTATCGGCGTTCGACACCTGCAAGTTTTTAAGGATATTAACATTACCAGTCGTGGCATTGGGGACAATCGTAACCGCTGTCGTGCTGTTGGTATTAATGTGGATAGCTTGCACAGTAGAAACAATACCAGCCGTGGTCATGCCAACATAATGCCCAGTTATCGGACTTTGTGCTGTCGCTATCGCTGCTAGTAGTTTTACGCGTAAGCTAATCGTGGTGGTAGCTATCATAGTCCTAAGCTCATATATCCAAAAATAATGGAGTTGATATTAGCAATACTGTTTTTTTGTGCTGTGGTCAAATGCTGATAATCGCCCACCGTACCGCCTTGAATGTTTATCGTATCGTTGTGATTAGGTGCGCTAAACGTGCCTTGTCCGTTCAAAAAATGACTAGCATTGCCATCATAGCCTATCGGTGCAAGATTGGCATATTGAGCCGCCGTTAAATGATAATGCTCGCCGTCTGTACCGCCTTGCAAGCTCAATAATAAACTGTGGTCTGGTGTTGCAAATATTGCCTCACCGTTCAAAAACTGGGTTGCATCGCCGTTAAATGCTGGCAGTTGCGCCGTGTTGTCATGTTCTGCTTGTGTTAGGTGATAGCGTTCTGTTGTGCTTCCGCCTTGAAGCTGGTCGAGCGCATTGTGCAAGCGTACCCGCACGGCTGTGTCTAGCGTGTCGATGTAGTTTTTTAGACCACTAAAGTACGCTCTCCATATTAAGCTCACCGGCTTATCGGTGATTGGGTTGCTTAGTGGTGGTAATGGAACTTTTACGGTCATTACTGATTCGCCTCGCCTATCGCCAAACTAATATCCGTTAAAACGAACTTTACAGGATCAGTCATGCGCAAGCGAATACACCATGACCGAGCCTGTCCAAGCCTACGCCATTCTGCACGACTGGTAAACTCGCCACGCCGCCCTATTTCTGTAGGTAGTCTTTCGCCCCATGTGTGACCGCTATCGCGACTTAGTTGCAGATACACAGTTGGATTAATCCCTTGGGGCGTAGTCAGTAAATTAGTGCCTACTAAGCCCTGCCCTGTTTCCATCCATGCTCTAATCCGACTAATCAAACTAAAATTCTGTGTGGGTGCAAAGATTTGGTTAAAGGTAATCTCTCTAACAATCGGCTGCCCTTCCTCGGTGTACACATCGGCACTTATCGATGCCAGTTGCCCTGTGGTAGCCGATGACACGATAAACTTTGTCCCAAATGCTAACCCAAATTGATACTTGCTAAAATCCTGATCCCATGACGCTATTCTGCTCCAAGCTTGTGCTTTAAAGTCATAAAGCCATGAGGCGTTACCGTTGAACGTAATCTGGTAAAAATACCGCCCGTTTAATCCATAAACAAAACCCACCGCTGTTGTGATTGCGCTGTATTTATTGATTATGTAGGTAATATCAGGCGTACTAATGGCGGCAAACTGCCCACCTGCGATAGTACCAATGGCTAACATTCCATATCGGTCACGCACTAAGCCGATAAGTGAGGTATTGATAACCGCTAAGCTGTCGATACTAACCAAGCCGTAAGTAATGGTCGCGCCTTGAATCCTATCGAATGGAAAAAGTGCCCCGCCGTTGTTCACCCAAATTTCAGTACTGAGTTCGCCTAATAAATGCAAATACCCGTTGTTAGCCGATACCGCTACCAAATTGTCAGGGCTAGACTCTGCACTGGCAAAGTCTAAGGCGTTCCATACTAATCCGTTATAAGGAGAGCTAATATAAAACTGCTGAGTATTGCGGCGGTTAACAATGAAATACCCGTCCAAAAAAGTACACGAATCACTGCCGCCCTCCGGTAATTTTGCGCTTATGTCGTAAATTTTATACGCGTTAGTAGTATCGACTATGTAGCCAAAGCCACTTGTGACTATTAAAAGCTGCGTGCCATTGTCGGTAAAGTGTGCGCTACCGTCCGTGTCATTGCTATTGGGTAACGTGGCAACAAGTGTGGGTGTGCTGATAGTAATCAAAAATAATTTGCGTCCTTGCAATACCAGCGCGCCGCCCGTGCTTGGCATATAGTACATACCGCGAGTTACCGCGCCCGATGGATAACAAAACGCTTCTGTCCCCGGCGTTCCATAAGCCGCAACAGGTGCGCGGTCTGGTTCGGTAGGAATATCAAAATACACGTTGGTTCTGTCCTCGGCTGTGATAGTGCTGGATTTAGATTTTACGTTATTGCCGAATATTCGCAGGTCAAAAGACATTATCTACCCTTCCAAGAATCGCTCCAAATATTATAAGAACCGCCACAACCCATTAAAACTGGATCTGTTTGCATGGTCAACGACTTAGCATTAGTGCGCATAATGTTACGTTTAGCTTGATGTGCAATATCGATAATGTTTTGGCTTGCTTGGACCTGATAGCTAGGCGCAAGCTCAATCGCCAACAAAGCCACAAGCATACGGTAATAGCCTTGTGGGAAACTTACGGTTTCTGTCACATTTGCAAACTCACTAATCTGCTTATAGCTGTAGATCGTGACAGGTATCGCGCTACTTGGAATAGGGTAAAAAGTTAGGTTGTTTAGCGGGTAATTGCCGTCTGCGTAGCAGTATTGAGGGTAATTAGTTTGAAGCGTTTTTAGACTGATTGCCGCGTAGTCATCGTAATTTACTAAAACAACAGGGAAATCGATATTGCCAGCCGTGCCAGTGATCGCGGTTGTGACTGCTTCAATGCTAATGGGGCGCGTGCTGTTAAAGTTCCCGCCGGTGCCAAATGTGTAAGTCGCTTGACCGCCGACTAAATTAAAGCTTTCTTTCGTGACCGTGTTAATCGTAAATGACTCGTTAGCTAACGACTCGATTAAACTGTTTAGTGTGCGTAATGCGGTATTGGATTCTTCCGCCGTCAAAATCACATCGGGCGAGTAAACCATGAGCTGAGTTAGGCTGTCTTGGATTAAATCGCGTACTGTATTTGTTGCCATGACTAGCCCTTTTTGATGTTAAAAAGCCCTCACTTTGCACGGTGAGGGCGATTGTCTAGCTTAAACTACGGTTGCGTCACTCTGTGCCAACTGGCAAGGTCTCCACACAGTAATTGTATAAATCTCTGCCGCTGTGGGTGTGATACTGCCAGCGGTTGGATTGATGAATTGAATTGAAATGGTATTAGCCGCACTAACGCGACACGAGCCAATGGCTAAGCCAGTCTGTGCGGTTGGTTTATATACGTTTAAAATCACATCACGGGCTTGCAAAGCATCACCCATTGATAAGCCTGTTACTGTAAAAGTCTGCTCGGTTGCTGTTGCTGCACCGCACGCGGCGGGTGACAGTGCTAGAGAGACAATTGTTAAATGTTCAAAACTTGGAAGTGATGCTGTTACGATATTTGGTGTTGAAGCCACGGGGAAATCCTCTTAAAATTGGTAAAAGCCACTCGATTAACTGAGTGGCTAAGCTATTGATTTATAGCGTTATCCGGTTAACCTGACTGATAATTCAGGGTACAACGCGGCAAAGCCATACAGAACATCAATACGGGTGTAAAAATTGTCGCTCTGGACATCATACCAATCCTTGATTAAACGGATAGACAGACCAGCCGCTTTGCTGTTCGCAATCTCAGATCCACCGTTGCCAGTAGGGCGTTTTAAATCCGCACACGCTAAAGTAAACGCCGATTTGTGCATGATAATATTTTGCGGGTACTGTGCGCTGTTTAAGCCTGACAAAATTGTACAAGTTGCCGATGCCGCGATAGTATTAGTGGTGCTGGTTACGTTTTGGAACGCACCGCTGAAAATCGGATAAGGCGAGATTGAGACCGAAGTCGCACCTGCTAGGGTATCGGCTTTAACAACAAAGTTTTGCAGTGAGCCAGTTGAAACACGGCTTTGTGGGTTAACCGCATACACGTTAGCAATAGTAAAAACTGTACCTGCTGTCAATGTGCCAGTGATTGCCGCTGTCGCCAGTGTAAACGGCGTAGTAGCATCTGCTTGGATAGTATTACCACCACCTTGAGCTGCCGCGCTGATTGCAAATGTGCCGTTTTGCGTGCCAGCGGTAAACATTGGTACGTTTTGATCGCCGTAAAAATCCAAGCCCAATACGTTGGAACCCATGCGTCCGTTTTTATATTGGTCGCTGATTGATGTTTGTGGGTTGAACAGAGATGCGTTAGCAGTCACCAACCCAGTGTTAGTTGCTGGCGAGATAATCGCAGAACGTTTGCCGTCTCGTGGGCAGGCGTTTTCATCGAGTTTTTGACCAGATTGCGCGATAGCCATTAAAGCCTGTGCGCTTGTGGGTGTGCCGATTAATTGACCTGCTGTACCTACAAAATTGTAGGTATTTTTCATTGCCATTTGCAAGCCGTTGTAGTCGATTTTATTCGCCAAGGCTGCCATCGCGGGAACAATGAATTGTTCTTCAAAGTCGTTAATGTTTAATGTGTAATCGACTGAGCTTGCGCCTAAATCAACATGGTCTTGGTTAGTCAGTGTGACAGGCGTATAGGTTTCAATGCTAGGCTGAACCACAAGGGCTTGCCCAGTTGTCACTTGATAGCGTGAAGGTTTGCGAACGTTGACAGTTGCGCCGATTTTGCCGCCTGAACCTGCGAATTGACTATCGTATTGTCTGCTGATTTGGCTTGAGAATGTTAGTTGGTTTTCTAAAACCTCTAAGCATTTGGTTGTAATTGCTGCGTTAGTAAGTAATTGGTTAGCCATTTGGCTGCTCCCTATTGAAAAAAGTTAATTTTCCAGACGGGGAGCGAAACCGATTAACGCTTTTTTACTGTGTTTGATGGTAAGGCAGTGCCTGTTACGTTAGGCTTCGAGTGTTATGTTATAACATAACACTGTTTCGAATAATCTACTTTACTTATTAGCTTTTGTCAATAAGTAATCGTTGTCTAATAATATTACGAGCCACTTCTGGGTTAATGCGCCCTTTCAATGCCTTCATAATATTACCCAGCAACACATCCTCGCTTTCAATTAAAAATTTATCAATTGTTTCATAGGCTGTCTTATAGTCTGGCTGGCATAAATGTGGCGGTAATTCGCTTTCGTACTCGAATTGATAGCCTTGCTTGATAACATCGTCTTCTATCATATGCCCGTTTTCATCTAATCTAGCGTATTCTATTTTGCGGATAATCCCATCCGTGCATAATACATCACATGACCATTCTTCATGATGCACAGGGTAAACCGCTATAATCTTTTCAACTGTTGCTGTTGTCATTACCGCCCTCTTAAACTCATAAATAACATCGACTCTATGAATAATCATATCGTCTTTACAAAGATACTGCGTTGCTACGCGAACAGATAAACCGGCGGATTTTGAAGATGCAACGTTCCCGCTTAATCCATCTGGCATAAGTGGGGTTTTAAAGCAAATAGCGAAATCACTTTCTGGATTGTCTTTTCTAAGTTGCAGGTAATCATCGCTAATAATTTCAACAAGTTTTTTTATTGCCGGATTAATAACACCATCCTTTATAGATTGAAATGTTGATTTCTCTAGGTCATAGCCATCAAAGTTCAGCGCGACAAATATATGCTTATTAACACCAACATCCGGCTCATCGCACTCCTTGTTAATTTTTAGATTAATTTGGTTGCCAAGTTCGGACAAGCATTCTAACGCCATCATAGCAGTTGTTATGCGCTGGCTCATTTCGCCGCCCTAACCGCCGCTTTATAAGCGTCATAATCAATATGACCGTTAGCATTATGCTTAAGTGCCGCCTCAATTGCCGCTTGACCTGACAATACAGTTTTGCCGCCTGACACCGGTGTAATTGGCTTTGCCGCTTGGCTGATTTTTACGGGTTTTTGAGCGGGGGATGTGCCGCTTTGTGCCGCCATCATACCCATTTTCACAAGACGTTGACTTGGGGTCATGCGTTCAAATTGTGCCAGTAACTCAGGGTCTTTTCCGATGGCGTAGGCTATTTCTGTGATATTTTCAATCTCAGTAATTGCGCTGTTAGTCACTGGGTCATCGAACAACGGCAAAGCATTGGCTATCATTTCTTCATAGTCTGGCGTAACAGATTTAAATTCTGCTTCACGCTCTGCGATCACTGACTTTTGTGAGTTTACGGCTTTGTCTCGCTCGGCTTGCACTAACGCCTGACTGATACGCTGTTCTGTCTGTGCGTCTCGCCATGCGTCTAAATCATCTTGATAATCGTCATTATAACGACCACCCACATAATCTTTTTGGTTAGGCTTATCAGGCGGTGGATTAGCTCTCGCTGCGAGTGCTGCTTCTGCTGCTTGCGCTCGTTCTTCTGCCGCCCGTGCTTTATTAGCAAGCTCCCGAATGCGTGACTGTGCGTCTTTCTTGCGTACCTCTGGCGTTTGCTCAACCTCGCTTTCAACTTCTGGCTCTGATTCAACCGCTGCCGCTTCTTCGCCTGCTGGTATATGCTCAACTTCTGCCGCCTCCACTGGTGCTTCGTTACTTAAAATTGCGTAGCGTGGCTCTGGTGTTGATTGTTCTGCTGTTTGTTCGGTCATCCTAAATCCTCGTCTGGGTGGTGTGCTTCTGGTATCATTGCTGCATTATACGGAGCGTTAATTATCGCCGTTATTTCATTAATCGACTCTTTTACCGATATTTCTTTATCATTAAATAAAACATAACTGCCTTTAATCGTAGCCCCTCTAAAAATACAGTAATTGACGGGGCATACTATTGGTCTGTCGTCAAACAGCGTTAATACTATGTGTGTTGGTGGCGTGAATTTAATTTCTTCAGTCATTTGTTTACCTTTGTGTGATCGTGACTAATCGGCGTTTCATCTTGTTCAGTGTACATTGTTGGCATACGGATATAATCCAATATTGCAATCAACCGAGCTACTGTGCTGTTAATGTCTTGGCTCATTGGTCTTAGTATTTGCCGTAAATAATCATGCGCTTCTTGCTCTGTGCTGAATAAAAACTCCTTGCAAGTGATTAGCGTTTCGCCATTGACTTCTATTTGCTGGTCATGCACAAACTGCGGATCTCCATCTTCTGATTTATCCTTGATTAACTTGCATTTGCGCGGGTAGCCATAAGGCGGCAAATAGTTTGTTTGTGGTAAATCGGGTTTATTTATTTCAATAAATAAATGGTTCGCTGCTATTGTCCATTGCTCGGTCATCGTCTCAACTCATTAAGCCATTCATTAAATTTTTGATCTCTCTCATGCTGTAAAATATCCCGCCTTCTTCTTTCTTCTTTCATCTCAAGCTTTATTTGCTTTAAAAAAAGATGATAATCATCAAATTGCTTATCATCCATTTCACTGCGTAAGTTCGGACAGGACAGTGCTATCATCGTCTAAATTCATTAAGTAATTGCTGCATTTGCATTTGTTGCTGTTGGTATTGCCGTTCGCGCTGGTCATAGTCTCGCTGTGCTTGTCTGCGTTCCCGTGCTTGCTCGTTGTATCGCTCTAAGTCATCAAGTGCGTAGTTGTGTTGGTCGCTGCGTTGTTGTGGCTCGTCCCACGAGTAATGAGGTTCTTCTGCGTTTACTGTACTTGATAGCAGTAAGCCGATTAGTAGTATTGTTTTCATTATTCCATTTCCTTAAATTTTGTTATCACATAAAATAATAATGCTAGCGGGTTAAGCCAAAAAATGAATTGTTTTTTTGTTCTAATGTCTCCAATACTTACACTCACAATTAAACATGAAATCTGAGCAATATATAAAAAAGCGCAGAAAAATATTGTTCTCATAGCATTGCCTCAAATTCTTCACTGCTTTTTAAAAGTGTTGCCCTGTGCGATTCTTCTATTTCAAACTGCTCATTAGTTAAAGCCAAATAAGGCTCTAGCGGTAATTCCTCTACCATGTCCATATATTCTTTATCTTGCCAAAGATTATGTAATTCTTCCACTTCCATTCCCCAATAAAAAACCCGCATACATCGCTCATCGGGTGCAACAATGAGAAATATAGCGGGTTTGATAAAAATTGTTATGACGTTGCACCGTCATTTATTACTCGTGATGACAGGATTTAAACCTGCGTAGGGTTCCCGCCCTATATCACCAATCAATACTTATTGGCTTTTACCGTATTTCTACGCTACATCACAATTATTACAAACAAAAATCTAAGGATGGTGCGTGTGCAGTAGTTTTTATGTGCTATACCCACTGGTGTTAGTCGGGCTTCCATCAAGCCCCCGTCATATACACACGCTTCTTAATTTAAGCAAGTCACGAAACAACCGCAAAACTTCTAACCACTTAGAGCCGCTCTTGTTGAATACCGTGACAAAATAATTATACACCTTTCAACAAATCATAATATTGTTTTTTAGTTAGTACACCTAAAAAATATGCGTGTTCAACGGCTTCGATAAAATCAGGGTTATTGCATAGGTTCTGCTTGTTCAATGGCTATCGGTTCTTGTACTGGTTCTACCGCTTCACCCTGTGGCGATTCCTGCGGCGTTTGTTGTGGTGGATTTAAATCCATGTGCTGTCTGTGTATTTCTTGCTTAATCGCAAGCTCACGGGCGTGTTCATCGTTCATCATTTGGTTAGCGTGCGCTTCAATTTCAAGCGTGGTTGGTTCAATACCCTCTGGAGTCCCAGCTTCAATATCAGCAATGGTTTTAATGCGCTTAGTCTCTGCATCGTACCGTTTAATATCGAGCTCCATCATTTTAAGGTCTTTGTCATCACTAAGCCGTGCAATTTCTTGGCTCATGTGTTCCATTTGGTCAGCCATTTGTCCCATTTGCTGCTCGGCTTGTTGTGCCGCTGGATCTGGAGCTTGTTGCCCTTTCTCTGGCTCTTGAAGTGGAGGAGGCAACATCTTTTTCATGCGCTCACTGATTGCATCACTGCCTGCCCAATCGAGCATTTTTACAATCAAGTCACCTGCAATGGGCATAATATCTGGATACGATTGTACCAATTGCATCATCGATTCGGCTGATTCTTGTCGCTTTGTTGCGTAACTAGCTCCCACATCTGCATAAACATCGTAACGACCAACTGAAAGATTGTATATTTTCTGTATTTCACCGCGTTCATTTTCTATTTCTCCTTTCGCGCCCTGCAATTCAGGGTCAATTTTAACATGGTCAATCTCGTCATCTTCGCCAATGATGCGCATTATTCTGGCTGTATCGTAGACTTTTGGTATCCATTCGACAAGAATGCGCCCAGCTTGTCTAATGCTACGCGCCATATTTGCGGAATAGTGAAACGTGCCTTGTGAGGCTTGCCGTTGTAGTGACAGTACCGCCTTTCCGCTTTGGTCACTGGGGTTATTACCCAACGTTGCGTCATAGATGCCAAGTGAGCTTTTGATGTCATCGATAGCCGCTGCTTTTGCATTAACTATGCCTGTTGGTACTTGTGCTGGCTGTTGGCGTTCGGGCTTTGGTAATGCCCTACCATCTTCATCATAAGCATTGTAAAATAGTACACTTTTGGGTGAGCGATTTGCTACTGCGTAGTCATCACTATAGCCCTGTACCGCTTCAACGCTTGCCATAAAAGGACTTAGTGGCGATAGAGCTAAGTACTCGGCTTCACAGCTCGACTGATAATTGTAAAGTTGTTGCGGGCTTTTACCATGACGTGTTAAGCCGTAAATAGTTCGCTTGCCATCGGTCCATACTTCGTTGCCAATGCACGGGATAATCGGAATTGAGGTAATGGGTAGCTCGGTGCTTTCAAGAATACAATCAGCACCTAATTTGTACCACATCACGCTAGTTTTTGATGACTTGCGACTATCTTTGATAACGTCGCCTTCTTTTAGCTCACTATCCCAAATAACACGACCATCGGTTAAAACATGGATTTTTTCAGGCGTTTCTTTCTTTTCAAAGTATTCAAAAATACGAACCACTTTTTTATTGGTCCATTCGCTATCAGTTGCGCCCGAAGCAACCCAACCTTGTGATTCTTCAGGGTACTGCTCGTCAAAGTCATCACGCGGTATTTCTTCCATGATGCCGCCCCACCGTGAATCAGATCCGTCTGGTTCTGAACTATTAGGGTCAAAAACCACCTTAGAAATATCGGGTACGCGCTTAATAACCAGCTCTTGCTCCCATGCGTCATTCGTGATGTATTGCGGGATAATGCGAAAATACCCTAGCCCCTGAGTAACCATTGCGTCGGCTGCGGTTTCGTAAGCGATACCTGCATTTGATTGACTTTCAATGTTGCGAATTACACCTTGGAAAATCTCGGCTGTCTCAGTGTCGGCATAGTCATCGCATGGGCGTATTTTGATAGCAGGACGGTTTTGCCTGATCTCATTCACTACCTGAAAAATAAACGCTGATAGTCTATTGATAGTAAGTATTGGTCGCTCCTGCCCTGACATTTGCCGTGACTGAACCGCCGCATCATCCCACTGATGCACTCCCCCCAGTTTAACGAATTTAGTATCTCGTGACATTTCCTCGCGTTGCGTCGCTTCCTCGCTCATCGAGTCTGTGAAGCGTTGTTTGGCGCGTGCAATTAGTTTTTCGTCTTTGTCGCCGTCAACCTTGTCTTTAGTTGTCATTTTTTAAACCTTGCTCGGTTAGTATGTCTATTAGCATCTTTCTATTGCATTCTTCGATCGTTAAAGTGTCTGGATAGAGTCGCTTTAACTCTGCTCTACGTTCGTCGCCAAGATCTTCGGTGTTGTTATTCGCACCGTCCAATATTGTTTTAACACCAACAACGCACATTGTTAACTCGTTAATTCTTGCAGATAGGGCAATACTTGGAATGTGCTTTTGATCGTCTTCTAACTCAGATAGGCGAGTATTCATTTGCGATAATAGTTGTTTTAGCGAATCTTCTAGCTTTGCCATGATGTTGCGTGTCCTTTGTGTGTGTGCTGTGGTGGCGTGGGTCGTTCAAATGGCACCAAATGCCCCATTATAAATGCGTCGGCAATATTTGGACTTGCAATACCCCGTTTCTTTAAATCTTTTTTGCTTTCAACCATAACCCGACCCGCATTATCAAATGATTTCTTTGGAGTAGATAGCTCCTCAACAAGCTGTTCTAAATGACTAATATTGCCATCAATAAAAATCATTTCATCGTCTTTAAATGCCTGTCCCTTTATCGCAGCGTTGTAAGTATTCTCTAGCCTTTTTGCCACGTCCCACCACTTTTGGCTTTTGATGTTAGCAAAATAATCTCGGTTTGTTACCGTTGTCCCCTTACAAAAAGCGTCTGGATTATCGACACCACCACCTGCAAAGAACTTTTTGTGCTTTATGTCTGATTTCCTGATCTCATTTATCTCTTTAAACTTTGCTCCACATGATGCGCCTACGCCAATTGCATCATAAAAGATTAATGATTCGTCCTCATTCGCCATCGTCCAGACCTTGGTACATGACTGTAAAAGCTCGTCCTCTTTAGCTTTCCACTTTGTTACTTTTGTTGTTAGTGATCCATAAGTAGCGACCGTTGCGCATTCATCCTCGCCACTATCTGCTACGTCAAAACCTATTCGCTTGCGTCCTGACACATCGATGTTTAGCTTAATGTGTGCGTCAATCGCCGCCATAATCCATGAGCGTTTTATTACCGCTTCATCGTCATCATTTAACGGCTGTCCTTCATAGATATGCGTGTACCTATCGTAATCCTCAATCTTTGCCGCCTCAATAATATCCAGCATGGTCTTAGATAAAAACGGATTTTCATCATAATTTATGTGTCTGATTATCGTGTTAGGTGGTGGATTTACTACAAATCGTTTCCAGATAAAATCAGTTGCAAAACGGGCGTTAAAGAGCAACCAGCATTCGCTTGATTCCTTTCGTATCGTTGGCTCTAAGATGTCCCATTGCTCCTCTGTGAGCAGGTGCGATTCCTCGCTTAAAAGAATATCGATACCCTCTAGCGATTTAATCTCTGTGATGTTTCTAGCGAGACCGTAAAACATAAATTCGCTTTTAGTAGTTAAGCAAATTATTGAATTATCGGTAATTTTGAATAGATGCTCATAGCCGAATTGCTCAATTTTAGCTTTTAAAAGCGTGTAAATCGAATCGGCTATTTTGTTTTGGAACTGGCGAACGCATAGCACACGAACGCGGCAATTTGCCGCAATATCAATTACTTTTCCCGCTGCTTCGTGACTTTTTGAGCTGGCACGACCGCCATGCAATATTCTGTTTCTGGCTCGCTGCTGCCAAAATGTACGTAATGCTGGATTAAGTAGTGCCACTGTCTTTGTAATAGTCGTCTAGCGTTCGTTTACTTGGATCAACTGAGCCGCTGTGGTTGATATTCTTCGTTTCAGTCTTTGACCAGCGGTCTTTAAACTTGCGTTCTAAAAACCATGCTTTTGATTGCCAACTTTCATCTTTCTGTATTTTTTCAACCGCATCAATCTCGGCTAATGCCTCGGCTTCTTTTATAGACTTAGAAAACTCAGGTTTATTAGGGTCTTTTAGCCATTCGTAATACGTTGTTTCTGTTATTCCAGAAGCCGCACAAGCGACGGTTGCAAAGTTTCCACGCGCTATATAACCCGCTATCTTTTCGACAAGCTCATGGCTATATTTTGCCACTTTATCTACTCCTCATAAATTCACGCGGCTGTTTACGTTCAACTGCTTTTATCTGTACACGATTCATAGTCTCGCGGCTATGTGGTTTTCTATCGCCTAGTAAATGGTAATTAAGCAAATTGATGGGGGGCATTACATTATCCCACCCGTTTCAATCAAAACCATATCCACAATAATGCTAATCGCTTTTGCAAGATGTATCTGACGTACGCCATTGTCATGTTGATTAGCTAACACGATATGCTTAAACGCCTCGGCTTTCTGTGCATCTTGCTCAGCGGCTAACACATCGTTTAATTTACTATTGACCATCGAAGGTAAAAGATAGTGCTTGTTATCAACCGTCAATTCAGCCTCAATAAACCACATCGCCTTTTCCAATTCTTGCACTGGGTCGTCTTTTTGACCGCACCGCCAAAGATATTGGAAGCTTTGACCTAAGCAACTACTTAGGTGTTTACTTATTTCAATGCACTCTATGCCGCTTGGATGGGATCGGTAATGGCTTGGACTAACTTTGTCTAGCAATGTGTCATCAGTCATACTAGCCTTTGGTCACAATATTATGAAACCCTGCCGCACTAACTGCCGTGCAAAGCATTACTACCGCATCACTCACACCATCATCAACTTCAAAACCAGCCAAACCTCCGGCTAACATAATCAATCCTCTCCATGTACCTTGTTCTTTGCCGCGCTCTAAAATCCAGCTCATTTTTTACTCCAAATATCGGCGATACTAACGCCAAAAACACCCATTAAATAGTTAGCACCTGCTAACAATCCGCCTAAAATCATAACCGCCGTTCCACTTACAATCTTGTAGCGAGTAAGCTCGTTTTTTAACTCCAAAGCTATCGACAATACCTGCTCGAACTTTTCATCGTGTCGTTCTGCCGTGGTTCGCATTATGTCACCGATATTATTTATATCAGCTTGGATATGCTCAATATCGTTTTCCGTAACCGCTACACGCTCGCTTAAAGTATGGCTTTCTGACACAACAAAAATCCCGAAAATAAATTAATAGTACCATAGATGGAATTTTTGGCAAAAAAAAACCGCTACCTGTTGGAATTCAAGTAGCGGTCAATTTAGGAGAAAGCATATTATAGAGAAAGAAAAGCAACAGGCTGGAGAACTGTTAGACGTATTTAAGCATTTCTAGCATCGGGTGTCAACTGCCATACACAAATATACTCTACCCCGTCATTCTCATACTTGCCGCACTTTCGGCACTGCTTGCGTGTCTCGCCATGGACGTGGTTAAAGTGGCAGTCTAAGCATTCAAAGTCTTGGCATTGTAAGAATCCGTTTTTTGGGCGTAAAAATTCTACTCGCTGTCCGTCTTGCATCGGTAGACCTTTTTTGCACGTTTGTCTGATTAAGCAGGATGTGTTTGTGCAGTGCATAGTAATACTAACGCCTCTTTTTCAATGGAAATTTCAAGCATTTTTAAATCTTCTGGTAAAACCTCGCACCAAACTACTTTTGGATTATCTATTTTAGCAAATTGATGCCAATATCCATTGCCAGAATAGTTAAACCCTAAATAAATAAGCCTTTCTGGTTGGTTTTTCCAGTTGCAATTATCACCAATTTTAAAATTATTTCCTGTCATGTTTATTCTCCAAATTGCTTATCAGTTCTCTCAGCTCTGAGTTTTTTGACACCTGATAAAAATCTCCAGTTGCTTTATTATGCACCCGATAACTACCCGCCGCACCTAAGTTTTCGATTCGATGACCGACTGCACGGGCGCGGGCATTTAAAAGCTGTTGTTCGTTAGGCTTTGCCATGACACAAATCCTTGTTTTCAAAAACATTGCCGACAACTTCAGTATCGAACACGCTAACCGGCATTAAGTCAGATAATCTGTAGCACGCATAAAATGCTGCATCACTGAACGTCACTTCTGCATTTGCATATTCTTTCTTTCCGATACCTCTGTACTTGACAATATCACCCTCGTAAATCCTTGTGCCGTTTTTGTCTAAAATCCCTGTGTACTGCCCGACTGATTCTGGGAGCACTTGATACTGACTGCCATTGCTTAAAATATTCAAGTTTCCTTTTTCCGTATGGATTAAATCCCCGTAAATCCAATCGGTACCATCGCTTCCTCTAAATTCAATTACTCTCATCTTATCCCCTTGTGTGCTTAATTTGCACGCTGTCATCATTAAGCGGTTTTATTAATCCACAATCCGAATTTACGCATTTTCTGTGCGTATTACCTACTATCATCCAAATGTGTAGACACTCATAACAATACGGTTTTACTCCAAGCCGTGTCGGTGGCGGGTACATTTCCTTGCCTTTTCCATATTTGTTGCGATTAGCACAAGTATCAAAGTGATTGCAGTCGTTGCATTTCATTATTTTCTCTCCGTTTGATATTTGATAGCTTAGCACTGCATGACTTACTACAACAGAGTTGTCCTCTGCTACGCTGCATAAACTCTTTTGTGCAAAATGGATTTTTACACAAAACTAAATTCAGCACTGGCTTTTCTCGCTTTTTACGATTTTGGTTAAAGCCGTCCTTAGGTGTGTGTGCGTGATGGACGGCTAGGCACTTGATAGAACAAAAAACCGCTTGTTTTGGTAGCAATTCCTTGTAACAGTGCTTGCACCATCTAGCACCGACTTCTTTCATTTTTTTAGCCTTTTCGGCTTCACACGCTAATTGGATCCCACGCGGTGCGCGTATTTTTTGGCGTGCTTGTGATAGTGCCAAAATCGTACCGATATGGACTATGTGGGCATTAAATCCGATGCTTTTTGCCGGTCTTTTGATTTCAATTGTGTTTAGCATGATACGCCTCTATCGCTGCTTTCCATCTGCCTACAGTACTTTCTGTCATACCGCCGAACCAGCTATCATCATCACCGATTGATAACATTCTGATTACTTTTTTATCGTCATTACCAGCTTTAAGCCAGCAAAGAATCACAGTTTTTACATCGCCAAGGTTATCAAGATGCCAGCATCTATATGAGCAGTGTGTTACACCATCGTCATCAAGAGCGGCGTTACAGTGTGGGCATTGTGGGCGGTTGTCTTCTTGTTCGACTGGGTTTAAATTAACGTCCATAATTCACCGCCCGACGCATTAAGCGTTTATCTGCTTTTTTGATGGCATTAGCTAAACGGATGTAATCACCATCTTCTGCTATAGCCGTATTGATTGCCTCTATTAAAGCTTTATGGAGCTTTAATGCTTGATTAAATAGGTTCATTTTTGTTCTCCAGATTGTTATGCGCGTCCTTGCGTGGGTTATTACTGTTTAAAAATCAATTGAGTCGTCGTAAGGAGCGTCGGTGACTGGCGTGGTTGGCGTGTAAACGTTTGCTTCTGATTCGCCACGTTTGCCGACAAAATCAAACTGAGATACGTTAATTTCAAGGTACTGTTTACCTTCATATTCCCGCTGTGATAGCTCGCCAGATACCCATATTTGGTTGCCTTTTAAAATGTACTGTGCTGACTTGGTGCCACGATCACCAAAAATAGTACAGTTAAACCATAGCGTCTGTTGCTTATCACCCCAACCAACATTACACGCGCCACTAAAACCTGTTGCAGTTGTGCTGCCAGCTTGGCGTGTTACTGCGTCTTTCCCTACTCTTAAAACTCCCGAAAAATTGTTGCTCATGCCATTAACTCCTGAATGATTTTATGTTTTAGCTTAATCGCAAGACTAAGCCGATTTTTTAATGCGTCTATGTCGGTTTGTCGCCACGAGACGCAAACCGTGTGAATTTGCACATCTTGCTGCTGTCTGTAGCTGTGCCATTTAAAAACTTCTGCGCCAGTGTCTAACATCTGCCCAATACCTTGCCAGTAATATTCAGGGTAATGTTTCAACAAATCCGCTGCTGTTTTGACATACAGACGGTTAAATATATGCGTCTCTGCGATTGGACATTTAAAGTCGTGTACTTCGACAATCTCAAAATCATCGTTGTAAACCACGCCGTCCGGTGTCGAGCCGTGTTCGCCGTTGTTAAAAAATACCTGCTCGTCACCGGTGTGTGCAAGCTTTATGCCACGCTGTAGCTCGTAATGTTCAACGGCAAACAGCTCGTTATCAATGCCGTCTTGCATGGCTCTTGATGTGTAAAACTCGCGTTGTTCGCTGTCGATTAGTTCGGCGACTTTTTCGATAACGTAGGTTTTAGCTCCTTCAGGTAAAAAAGTATCGTCTTTTTTCCACGTCTTTTTTCCCTTTGGTGCTTCTTGCACTGGCACATAGATAAAACCGTCTTCGTTTTTTACACGCTCATAGCAGGTGTGTTCGTTGGTAAAATCGCAGGTCAAGTAACCCGCGCTACCTGCCATCAAGCGGTGATACTGTGACCCAGTAAATAATCCACGTCGTTGTTGTCTGATTTCATCAATCATGGCGCAAACTCCTAAACGACTGCCGTTAGTGTGTCAATCTGCTTTTTAGTCATCGTAAACAATGACTGTATCGCGTTGATAGTTCTTGCCGCTGTTGTTTCACCTGATCGTATTTTTGCAGCCATCCCTTCAAAGTTTTCATTAAACCGTTCATCTGGATAAGGTGGCAATGGCGGTTTATTGTCAACTTCGGTTTTCTCGTGGTTCTTTACTAGCTCAACGACTTCTTTTTGCGGTATTTCTAACGCCAGCATCCACAAATAGCGGCGAAGATAAGTGATGGTTGCACCCAAGTTTTTAACGCTTTTTTCTGGCTCTTTGGCTAGTGCTGCAAAATAGACAGGGCATGAAAAGTCTGCTTTGCTTCCGTCGTCTGTATCAACTATCGCTAATACTGCGTTTTCTGAGGTCATGTTGAATGTAGATGAAAGCCCAACATCGTTAAAAATCCGCTGTGCGTCAACTGTAAAATCAATAAGCTCGTAGTAAGCCATGCCGCTGTGCTTGTTAATCCCGCTTTGCTTCAAACCCATTGCATACAGTGCTATCCGCGCTGCCTGTAGTTTTTTATGTACGCTCATTTCTCCACCTCGTTTCTATCCAAAAACTCAATGATTGCTTTTTCAACTACTCTACACTTTACTGCTTTTTTAAATCTACAATAAGCGTCCAAGCGATCAAAAACATAATGTGTTACATCCCCGTGTATTTTTTTTGTTGGTTCATATCGAGATTTTTGTCTGCCAACTGGTCTTTTATCGACGACCACCTTTAAATTTCGCGGTCTTCCGACTTTTCTTTTTTCGATTTCCATAGCATCTCCAATTTTTAATTAACCTTCGCGTATTCGTTAAGGTTTGGTAATTGTAAACTATTTAAACTAATTGTCAATATTTTTAAATTATTTTAAATTATCATTAATTTCGAACTTCTCACAGCCTTTCTCAACCGTGCAACAAGCCTTTTCAAAAATATAGTTATTTAAGCCCTGTTTTAGCCCACCGTTGAGCTTTTCGTGGATAACTGATATGCACATAGCGGTTGTTGCTCCTTTGGCTTTGTATTCGATAATTTTCTGGCACTGCCCCCAGCCGTCTAATTCGGTTGAGTGGTCGGGTTTGAAGTGTTTGCAGGTCATAGTATTTTCCCGTTGTTAATAAACTATCCCAAAACTATCCCAAATTTTCAAACTATCCCAAAACTATCCCAGTCTGTAAGCCACGAATAGCAAGGGATTGGGACGGTTGGGACAGTTGGGATAGTTTTTTGGTGATTTTTCCATGTGCATGTGCGTGCGCATGTGTGCGCGCGTATATGCGTTTTATAACTATCCCAACTATCCCAACTATCCCAAAATAATAATTAATATACTTTAAACAATAACTTACGTTTTTATGATTTGGGATAGTTGGGCTAAAAGTTGGGATAGTTTGCGTTTTTTTGGGATAGTTTGGAACGGTTTCACTCATTTTTCGATATTTTTATAAACCGATTAAGTCGATTATCCCAAGGAGATCTAAGTAGTCCACACGCTCTGATTATTTCCTCGAATCGATATGGATGTAAGGTAAATACCTCGCACTGTGTGATTAGCGTTCTAAATGTTGCCCCTCTATATCCTGCTTTTTCAACAACGCTTAAAACCTTATCTATCTGGCTTTGAGAGGGCATAAACTCTAGTTGCAAGGTTAGATTATCTATTTGTTTGTGTAAATTGTACTCGCCTGTTTTGCGGATTGATGGTAGCACCTCTTCAAAAACCCATTGCTGGAATTGTTGTGCTAATTCTAGTTTTGAGCTGAAAATCAATTGGTAGATTCCCGCTTCTTTTAAAACAGTGGTTTCTTTTTCCCCTGTAACCGTTGCCATTTTGGCAAGGGTTCTATTTTGTGGAAAAACTTTTTTATTGATGGTGGATGCTAGCGATTTTTTAGAATATCCCAAGGCTAAAGCGACATCATTAGCAACCGGGAATGATTCAACAAATCTAATCGCCGCCATTCCTTGAAAGTTAAAAACTTTTAAATTATTCATTTTATTAATTCCTAGGCAAAAAAATACCCGCGTACCGCCAGTGGTAGGAACAAAGGCAATAGCGCGGGTTAAGGTTTTAGCCTTAAAAATCAAGGCTTCCTACACCGTATTTTTAAGGCGAGTACATTATATCATAATTCATTAGATTTTCACCTTTTCGAACACTTCAAACGCTTCAATTGCCGCGTCAAGAGTTCCAAATACTCTAAATATTCCACTGCTTTTTTTAGTATTAAACCCAATGTCCGACAGATACCGTCCCA